TTTGATATCTTCTCCCCAATCATTGGTTTCCCATTCCGGCATTTCAAATCCGACCAGAACAGCAAACCGCTGAATTGCCTCCGTCAATATCTCAACAAATGCTTGAACCCATGGGATTACCTGAATGAGGATAGGAACAAACACCGTGCCAATCGCTCGACCAAGCTGAGTAATTTGCTGGCGCAGCACTCTCATAGCATTTGCGGGGGATTCCAAGGTTTTTGCGAAATCTCCAATAGCCCCGATCCGGGAGGCCCCCTCCATCAGAACCAGACTCCGCAGTAATGCCTTTTCCTGTTCTGTCATAGACATAACGCTTTCATCAATGCCATGAGCAAGCGCATATTCCTGTAAGGTGGCCTGACTAATCGAAATACCTAAGCGACGGATAGGCTCAATTTCGCCAGCAAGAGCAGACTGTAAACGTAAGACCGACTGTTCTGTGTCCTCGTTATACAGAGAACTCAGGTCATAGGCCAGTTCTGTCAAGCCCTCGCTTAGGTCATAAGCTTGTTGCCGTGCTAACCCAAAACCGTTTGCCATAGACATGAACACGCCTTGCGCACGCATCCACTCTTCGGGGTCGATGCCAAGTCGGTCATTGACCAGCATGGCATAGTTATAGGCTTCGTCATAAAACTCACCCATGGAGACCTGAAACAAATTGACTGTCTCGACGTAGTCATTAGCCGACTTTATCCAGCCGGAAATAACATCGGCAAGTCGCTTAAATGCTAAATAATAGATACTAAATTTAGCTGCCG